ACAGAGGCGGCACAAAGGCACCGCCCAGTTGTCACCAGTCTTGAGGCTAACGCCTCTGGGTTCAGCAGGAACCCGTAAAAGGTGGTGCGCTTCTCCACAGGGAACAGTCTCACACAACAAGCAATGAAGTTCCCGCAGCTCCCGCAGATAGTTTTCATTTTTAATCCTCGTCCCACGGGTTGCCCCCGCTCTCAGTCGGAGGCGGTGCGCTCTGCGCTTGCGGCTGTTTGAAAGGGATCTTTGGAATGGCGGCGTTGATTTTGATGTAGTCATCTCCATTCTGCTTCTGTGCTATGTCCCCATACAGTTTAAGTTTGGGGTACGGGTTATCAGGGAATTGTTTCAACTGATCATACAGGTATTTTACTTCATCCCTGCCTATAGAAATGTCACCTCCGTAGTCACTGTCCTGAGGTGAACGCTTCGTCTTACGATTATCAAACAGACTTCCTTTAGCCATTAGCTTAACTCCTCTACTCGTTTGGTTAGTTTATCTTTAAGTCCCACAACAAAGTCAGGGTTGCTCTTGGCCAGCAAACCCTTGGCCGCAAAAATGTTTTTGTTCTTGCCGTAAAAGTCATTGAGGTCGGCCTTGGTCTTGGACTTGGCCAAGAATTTATCTACCCAGAACCCAACCCACTGTTCCACCAGTGAGGGATCAAAATCAATGCACGGTTGAGGCACAGTGAGATTGCCGTCCGTTGAACACTCAACCTTCACGTCTCCGATTTTGAGTGACGCTGATTGGAACCCATCGAAGGCTTCTTCCGTAGACTCAACAAAATCTGTGACGCTTTTAAAGTCATCGTCCAACGCTGTCGTAGTATCATCGTTAGTTGATGGAGACTCTTCCTCATCATCTAGCGATACCTCTTCTTCCGGGGTCTCGGGGTCATTCAAATCTTCGCCAGCATAAATCGATATGCCCAGCCCAAGATAGCCCAGACATTTTGTCAGACAACGCTGGTGTGCAGTGTTCACGTCGAATGAGTTTGGTTTCTGAACTGGCTTGTTGGCGTAGTTCAGAACAGGGAAAACTTCCGTGACCTCCTCGTCCTCCACCGTCACCGTTACCATGACGTAGGAGTAACCTGTCTTGTCAATCATGTAAGGTAATGAATAGGTCGCGCCATCCGATGAGATTTCAAAGGTGTGCTTTTTAAATTTAGCGGTAGGGTATTTGGTTTTAAGATAGTGCCATGCCCACGCCCAACTTAGGTAGGTAAGCTGGATGCCACCCCGATCCTTTGTCTCAGCGTGTTCACTCACGTCTGTGTTGCACAGGGTTTCCCAAACAGTTTTCTTTTTTGCAGTCGCCATTACTTATCTCCCCAGAATGTAAAAAATCTTTTCATGCTCTCATTAAAACTTTCGATAACACTCTTTGGCGGCTCATCTTTCCCATCATAGAGAGCATCGATGACACTTTTCTTTTCGGGATAAAGTTCCCGAACCTTCTCCCTGTCAGTAAAGAAACTAGGCGCGATCATTTCCCCTGTTTCTTTTATGGCTAAGTAGATGGTGCTGCTCGACAAGCTATACAGAACCATCAGTTCCTTTGCTGTCTTGCCATCAAGATGTTGATCATAGATTTTTCTGTTACGCACGCGCCTCTCAAGTCCCCTCATTGTCTTCCTCCCTGATTGGACGGATCTCAAATCCGTTATCTACTCCGATGACCTTCGCTTCAAAGAGTGCATCGAACTGATACCCCCTCTTCTTACAAATCTCCACTGCATGAAGGAGTGTTACATCTCCTGTTTCGTGGTATGCGTATTCTTTTCCACGGCGACCTTTCTTTTTCATCTTGATAATCATTTGCTTCCCTTCCATTGATTGCAAAAATTGTTGACACCACAGTAGTTTCCTTCGCACCTTCGGTACGCACCTTCTCTTTCTTCTATATATAAATCTGGTTTAGTTTCGGCGTGTTCCTCAGCTAACTCTCGTTGATCCATATCATACAGACCGCCGCGCACTGCGGACTTGCCTCCCTTCCGCATGACTGCCAGCTTGCCTTCGGCAAACCATCTGTCCCTGTCCGTACACTCGACAGGTGTACCCTCGTCAGCCTGTTGGTGAAGGGCGATACGATCTCTTATATACTGCTCCTGATCATGTGGTGACCACAGAGGGAGATCGACTATCTGAATAGGGCATTGAGGATAGTTCGGATCATTCTTGGCACGAGCGTTGATGAAGTCTCGGAGGATCAGGCACACCTTGATGCCCACAACCTTACGTTGCTTGGCCTTCTCGACAAGGTAGGCGTAACAGTTAAGCTGCGTCTCCCAATCCTTGTCGCCCACGCTGTCAAGGCTACGCTTGGTGCTGACCTTGTAGTCATAGATGACGCGCTCATTCTGGCCGACGATTTCCTGTACGTCGATGGCACCGCTAATGGTCTTGCCATCAACATTAACAAACAATCTTTCTTCCGTGATGAGATTGGGTGCGTCACCGCTCTCAAGGATGTGGTGGACTGCGCTTCCCATCAGACGCCACACGCTATCGCTCACGTCCTCTTCAAGCTCGTGGTAGTGCTGTGATTTGAGATGGGATATCTGAGGGGGGCCGATGATCTGGGTGATCGACTTCCAAGCGGCACCTTTGGAATAGGGGTCAGCTTGCAAAGCGTTTGCAAGAGTATCAGGAAGATTATATTTATTTGTATATTTCATATTGCATTATCCCTTAATGAGATTATATATAGAGTATGGTTAGTAATAGTCAAGTAATATGTTTTACGGCATACGGTGAGCCAGCCTCGAAATCGAACTCTCGACGGCTGGTAAGGGTGGGTGGGAATCCTCGCTTTATTAAGTCAAAAAAGGCCCTTGATTTCATTAAACAATTTCAGCTTCAAACACCGATTCAGATCCCCCTAGTAGAGGGGGATCTCAGCGTTACCATAAAAATTTATTACGCAAGTAGACGACCAGACCTCGATGAGTCTGTCATATTGGACGCAATGCAGGGAATTATTTATGCCAATGACAGACAAGTTAAAGAGAAGCACGTCTCATGGGGACTGGACAGGGAGAATCCCAGATCAGAAATAAAGATAGAGGCGGCGGTGCTGGAAGGGGTGTAGCACCGCACGCCTCTGGAATAACGTAGATCCATCGCCAACGCTATCGCTTGTCGATTACCACCACTGTGCTACTATGTCAACCGAAGGGGATTCAAATGGCAACAATAAAGTCTGAGGTTCGTGCGCTCTGCACTGCCCATCTGGGAGAGGTCAACACCAACATACGAACTACATGTCCAGCGTGTAGCCACACCAGAAAGTCCAGCAACCGAAAAGAAAAATGCCTGTCAGTCCTGATAAAAGATGACAGGCTTCTTTACGACTGCAAGCATTGCGGTGAGAAGGGGTGGACACCAGTACAAGAAGAGGAGTGGCAACCACGCCGTGAACCAATCAGGGAGGAAGATTTAAAAAAGATGGAGGACGCACGGGCAGACGAGAAGTATATGCATTACTTGACAGAGGACAGGAATATTCAAAGGGAGATCGTTGAAAAGTTTCAAGTGTTCGGGGCGAAGAAATATTTCAGCAAGCTGGAGGGGGAGGTAGACGCGGTTGGTTTTCCTTACCGCAACGGCGACAAAGTTTATGCGATAAAGTTTAGGGCTATAGATCAGAAGGCGCACACCCAATCGGGGCTGGGCGCGCAGACATTCTGGGGTATCGAGTTCATTGACCCGAAGAAACCTGTCGTGATATGCGAGGGGGAGATAGACTGTCTGAGCTACTGGTCTGCTGGGGTGCAAGCCATGTCATGCCCCAACGGTGCGCCTGTTAAGGTAAGCGATAGTCGGGCCGACCCATCCGAAGATAAAAAATTTTCGTATGTGTGGACAGCGAGGGAACTTCTCGACGAATGTGAGAAGATAGTGTTGGCTACTGATACCGACGAGGCTGGTATAGCATTGGCCGAAGAGTTGGCGAGGCGTATTGGAAAGGCAAAATGCTGGAAGGTAGAGCATCCATTCGGGTGCAAGGATGCCAACGATATCCTTGTGAATGAAGGCACCAGTCCACTGGAAACTATGGTTGCCGAAGCCACACCGTGGCCGATCAGCGGCCTGAGATCAGCAGATCATTACACCAACCAAGTGCAACAGTTGTATGAGGGTGGCCTCTCTAAGGGTGAGCCGACAGGGTTCCCGAATGTCGATAGGCTGATGTCTATCTGCACTGGCCACATGTCTATCGTCACTGGCATACCATCCTCAGGCAAGAGTTCTTTTCTCGATGCCATCATGGTCAACCTCGCGCAGATAAGAGATTGGAAGTTTGCGGTTTGCTCATTCGAGAATGACCCAGCCACCCACATCTCTCAGCTTTGTGAGAAGTATTTGATCAAGCCGTTCGGTGAAGGCCCCAGTGAGCGCATGACCAAGGAGGAAATGGAGAAGGCACAGGGCTGGGTGAATGATCACTTTGTTTTTATTGATCACAACAATGGAGAGAAGGCCACACTCGACAGCATACTGGAACGTGCAACTGGAGCGGTGCAAAGGCTGGGGGTGAGGGGATTGGTAATTGATCCGTATAGCTACATAGATTTAAAAAGGGAGGCGCGGTCAGAGACCGAAGCGGTGGGGGATATGCTCACGAGAGTGAGACTTTTTGCCAGACACCATGACGTGCATGTCTGGTTTGTGGCACACCCTGCCAAGATGGTCAGGGAGAATGGGGCTTTGGCAGTTCCTCAGGGATATGATATATCAGGGTCAGCCCACTGGTTTAACCATTGCGACATTGGGTTCAGTGTTGCCCGACAATATATAGAAGAAGTGCAGAGAGAGAGGGTGAAGGTTGTGGTTTGGAAGATGAGGTATCGTTGGATGGGAATGCAGGGTGAGGAGTGGCTGGACTTTGATATACCCACTGGCACCTACTCCGAGCCACCAGTCCAATCGGGTTGGCACTGGGAGATGGAAGATTAATCCGCCTGTCATTCAATTCTCCGACACGATCATGGTATGGATAGGCTTTGCCGTGGCCGTCATTGTTGGCCTAGCCATTCGAGATTGGGCTACCGCCCTAGTCAAGGGCGTCAGGTTTAACCTCGACAAAAGTTTCAACCAAGGCGACACCGTTTACATCGACGGCAGTCGTGCCACCATTATGAGCATCGGTATCAACAAGACTGTGTTCGCTATAGTTGACGAGCGAGGGCTGGTGCTTCGTCATGTTCCAAACATAAAGATTGAGAACCTCAAGCTGGAGCGCGTTGTCAGTGAAGACATCCACGCCGACACCGAAGCAGAGAAGGCGCGAGAAGTTATTGATCTCATCCGCAGTCACCAAGCTGAGATAGATCATCACCAGTCCAAGAAGATTATTGAAAATGCAGAGGCGATTGCAAAGATTAAAGTCAGCGATTAAAAAAAATGGGTGGATGTACCTGCTGGCAGCCACCCTAATCGGCAGTTTATATATCCTGCTCTCTGACAACAAGCAATTACCTCAGCAGCAGGACACGACGTTAATCCAAAAAATAAAAGACCATGACAAAGCTGTTCGGTCTGCGCTCGAAGAGCATGGTCGATTGGTTGATCGTGTGAATGAACTCCGATTGGAACTCCAGAATTTAGGCAAAAAAAAATGACCCCCCTGCCAGCCGAAGCTGACAGAGGGGTCGGAGCAATTCATTCGGTGCCTGTTTTTTTCAGCAAGTGTTCTGCCTTGCTGAGTTGGTGATCCAAGATTGGGCGTGCGGACAGTGCCTCTTTCAAGAGAACCTTAATCATGTTTGATATAGTGCGGTCTTCTTGAAGAGACAACGCTTGAACTTTCTGCACAATCTCGTCGTCGAGGTGGATGTGTATACGCCTACTCATTATCCACCCCCTCACTGTACTCTCGCATCTTCCTAAACATTTCTGAGCTTTCATTTGCTCGTCTGAAAAGTTCAGCAATGAGATCAACATGAGCGTCGATGCTGTCGTCGTCAGGTTCCCAACTCCTATTGCGTAGCATCTCCATGTCCTCAACCAAGGACGCGACGATCTGCGTGGTAGGCATCAAATGGAAACGATCTGCAAGTTCGTTGGTGATGATGTCGGTGACTTTCATTTGTCTAACTCCATAGTAAAGCGAGCTTTGCGGACAGGCTCGGAAAGTTTAAATGACCAATCACACTTCATGGTTTCCGCAAACTGATTGGCTTCCCTGATCAAGAGACTGATCATCGCAAGGTGGAATTGTTTCTTGCTGGTCTTGCGCGCTCGCAATAATTTCTTGGTCGAATAAGAAATCATATAATCAAACGCATCATGGTTGGCTTGGTTGAAGTTACCGCCGTGTTCAACACGGTAACACCGCACCACTGGCAACTTAACCGCTTCGAGGCTATCGTCTGTTGCCACCCCAAGGCCATTAACACGCCCCAGCAAATCCACAAGATATCCATATGCAATGGTGCGCTCGCTTTTCAGAGGGCTAGTTATCTCACCGCTGGTACGGTCAAGCTGGCATCCGAAGTCAGCGACACGCCAGTACCAAGGCGCGCCCTGTCCCATCAGATATATGCTGTCCTCTGACATCCGCGCAACAGGGGTCATCCGGCACCCGTTTTTAGTTTTGCGTGGCGTGCGGATCGAGGGTGGGAAAGTAAGTCCCACTCTCTGGCGTTTGTACCAGAGCGTGCCGTCCTGTTGGACGAGGGAACGGCTCGAACATTGAGCCGATCCACCCTTGTAATTGAGCCAGTGATTAACAACGTCTGCGTATGAAGTCATTTGTCCATCTCCTTTACAAAGCGAGCCTTACGCCGTCTGCGATATAGTTTGACCGCCGCCTCGACAGTTGCGTGCGTGGCGTGCAAGGTCGTGATGTCCTTGGTGAAGACAACGAACTCGCGTGACTTGTCAGGAACCAACTCAGTGCCGTAGTTTCTGGATGAGGTCTTGAGAAAAACCAGATCGCATTCCCACACGTTGAGGTCTATACCCAGTCGGTCATCGTAAACGGTATCGGTACTCAAGACTGACCCGATCAGGTATTTGTTTTGCTCAAGTGACGGCAAGACTAGCGGCATCCCCAAGAACGGATGATGAGGTTGACCTGTATTTGCGAATGCGGATCTCTGCTCACCTTTGGCAAAGGTGCGGATGACCGTCGATAGATAATTGGCGTCCAGCCACAAGGTTATTTGTGACCGATCAACATCGACACGCACGCCCTCCGCACCTAAGCCAAACCTGAGTTCAAATCCTACACTCTCACGCCACAGTCCGAAGTGTCTCCGTAGCTCACGCAGATAAACTCTGAGGCGCGTGTTAAAGTCCTCAGATAAATTGTCCTCACCATCACGCAAGTCTTGACGAGCGGTGTGCAAGTCCGTGACCGTCTGGTACAGGGCCTCGTCGATCTTACCCCACAGTTTGTGACGGTTCTCGTCACGCTTCTCCTGATCTCTGGTGAACCCATAAGAACCGAAGGCACCAGAGGCACACTTCAATGTGTCGGTGAGCCACTTGGGATCATCGTACACTGAGAGGATACGATCTCTCAGGTATTTGTGACGCAGTATTTTTTCTGCTGTTTCTTTCTTGTTCATATATCCTGCTCCTTGACAACTAGTGGTTGGTAGCCTGTCTCATCGGTGTCGGTAGGCTATCTCCGACAGACATCCCCGATCCTCCATATCAGGGATGTTTCGACAGAAGCGTAGAAAAACAGGGCGCGAGGATCGCTCAGGAGTGGCCTGATCGATCCCCTCTGGAGGGTAGGTGACCCCTAATCCACCGTGATTTCGATGGTCTCACCCCAAGGTGCTTCTTGTCCTTTTACGCATGACACCCAGAGAGTTGGGTAGTTTGGCTCCTCAGGAAACGGTGCCGCCATGTCGGTGAGATAGATGAACGCATCAGGTTCGATGTCGTTCTCCGCAACCCAGTCGAATGGAGGATCGAAGCGAGTTCCGCCACAACCATGACGGCCCAAGGTTACCGCATCGATATCCTGAGGATCATCAAACCGATCCACCTGAGCGATACTACTATCGCAGTAGATTACGATCACTTCCTCAGGGCTGACCTCCTCTGCTATGCCAGCAACTTCAGAGATCAACGCTTTATATTCTGCGTCATTCACTGAGGCTGAGGTATCGACAGCGACAACGATTGTGCCAGCACCTTCCTTCACTCGACGAGGCTCGAACACGCCACGTCTGGCTGGCCGTCTCTCTGGCCGTGACCAGTCAGTGCTATGTGAGGAAGCCCCGCCGTTCTTTAGAAAGCGGTCGATCTTATCCTGCCAAGGGATCTGAGGATCGCGCAACTCTTCGAGCATTCCTTCTGCCCATGCTGGGAGAAGACCGAGAGCCTTCGCCATCTCAGCAGAGTTAAAGATTTTCTGATCAAGCTCACTCTCTGCTTCGGCACGTTCCTGTTCGTTCATCTTTGTGCCGTCCTCGTTGGTGGCTTGGATCACGGTGCCTTGATTGCCCACGTCCTCAATTTGTGGGCTATCACCTTCACCATCGGCTTCGCCATCGGCAGGGCCTTCACCCTCACCCTCACCCTCACCCTTGCCCTTGCCTTCGCCTTCCTCATCACCGTCACCGTCACCGATTGGGCCTTCGCCTTCTTCTTCTTCCATGAAGTCGGCAACCTTGGCGTAGAGTTCCTCGACTGAGGTCTCAGTGAACTTGATGCCGTCGAGCCATTCGACGATGTCTCCTTTGCCAGCTTCGACAAGAAGCTGACGGCACTTCGCCCAGTCCCAACAGCCCTCTGGAAGATGGCCCTTGTTTGCCTTCACATATTCGTTGATGAGGACATCAGCAACGATATTGAAAAGGTTGTTGTCACGGTCACCCAACCTGAGGTGGTGCTTGAAGATAACATGAAGCGTTTCATGTATCATCACGCCCAGCAATTCGACATCGCTGATGCGTTCCACAAAGTCAGGGTTAACAAGCAAGCGCGTGCCATCGGTTGCACAAGTCGCACAACGATTGGTGTACACGGTATTTATCTGGATCATTAGCAATCCAAACAGCGGATGCTTTTCGCACAACTTAATTTTTGCGCGAGCTACACGGTTAGCAACCTTAGCGGAAGGTTGAATTGGTCTATCGATAAAACACATTTTATATATTCCCTTCTCTATTAAGCGGTGATAGGGCCAGCTAATTTGCTGGCCCAAAGAAACCCGAAAGCCTGTCGGCAATATCGGCGGCATCCTTTTGGACATCCACCCTCACCTTCTCAGCTTGCGGCGTATTTTGTTTGAAGTCATCGACATCAAACTTGGTTAGCTTGGCCTCCACCTCATCGATGAAACTCTGGATGCGCGCATCCCCTGTCAAATTGAGAGAGGGTAACACGTCAACCAAATCTCTGAGGTGATCAACCATACTATCGTAAAGCCGTCGAGTAGGCTCTTCGATCTCAGTCTGAATGGTACGCCCATTCCGCTTGCGAGACTTGATAACTTTCTTGATCTCGAAACCGTCAAGCGCATCGGCCAAACTAGAGACACGGTCATGCAACCTCCGAAATATTTCATCGGTTGCAGTCGTCAACATCGTACCGTTCTTTTCTTCCAACGCCTCGCGGATGGCGTTAGCCTCGTCGGCCACAACCTCAGCGAAAAAGTTTTTGGAAGTAGGAACAGGCACAACCTCGCGTTCAAACACATACCGCTCACGCAGTGCGTCAACGCTGGGGTATTCATCGGCGTTGAATAAACCATTCAACTCTCGACTGCGCTGGTCAACGGCGCGCTCATACTGAGCTATCAACCTGTCAACGGCCTCAACATATGCGGCCTTATATTGGTTGATCATTTCAGCCCAACGCTCGAAGGCCTCAGTTGGGCAGAGCCGATAGCCAGCTTTGCCACCGCCCCACGGCAGGGTCAACCGCTCATGGGCCTTGCGGCAAGCGCGTGCTATTTGCTGGGGGCCTTCAATCAATTCTTTCGGCAAAAGATTTTTGGTAAAAACGCCAGCGTCATAACAAGCGTCTTCACGTTGAAGAAATTTCCCAGTTGCCTTGCGGTCAACCTTGGTTGCTCCCCAACAATGTATTTGTACGTTGGTAAGCAACGCACGCTTGGCGAGAATATTTTCGCCGTTAGCGAGGTCACATTTTACCATGTTCGCCACGGTCATGTCGGATACATTAATATCAGCCATGTATATTTGCTCCTTAGTTTTAATGGTTGTCGTGGTAGAGCGTCATGCTCTCATCAACGCACCCATAAGATGCGCTGGTGAGAACAGGGGTTCTCAACCCCTGCCCCAAGTTATTAGTCGTCAAACAAAACGTCCTCGTTGGCCAAGTAGAACTTGGTGAACGCCTCTGTCTTTCTGAGATCGCTGTCACGTTTGTGTGCTTCCTTGAAGGAGCAAACTGCGAACTCAGGTGGGCAACGTAACAAGTATGTCACAAAGGCATCGGCCTTTTTCTTGTCCACTTGGTGGGCAAGAGATCCAAGCAACGCCCAAAGCACGTCAGCCTTGGTTGCTGGATCAGGGATGTCCGCATTCTCTGGGTCAGCGAAAATTTCCGCTGGGTTCAGAGGAAGATTGCGGAACACCTTCAGAAAGGCGGCAACCTGAGTAGCCCAACCAACCCCGATTGTACCCGCCATGCTGATCAACTCTAGCCTTGGCTCAAGCTGTACGGCATTGGCCCAAGCGGCAATCTTGGCCCAGCTTCGAGGGCATGGAAACTGCGAGCCATCCTTATCGGCTTGGTCATGCAGGGCCTCAGGGTGCCAGTTTAAAAATGCCAGTATCCATGAGGGCCAACCGTTTGCAATGCCGTATGCCTTGGTGGCTTCGAGGTCAGGCTCAAGCGTGAACCACTGCACCCTGCTAACCAGATGCTCAGGGATACGGTTGACCGCCGCCTTGTCTTCCCGCCTGTTGCCATTCAGAAGTATCAGGACATCACCGCCAGCAAACGAACGCCCAGCAACTTCGAGATCGTAGATAATTCTGGAGGTTGCTGTCATCGTATCGATGGCGGCAGTGGGGTATTCCTCAAACAAGAGGGTCACCTTCTCGTCCCGATCAAGGGCATCGAAAAGTCTCTTGCCCCACTCAGGCATTTTTTGAACGGTGTAATCGCCGCTGATATCAATGATGCCAGACACGTCTGACGGCGTGCAATGAGATAGAACAACCTCAATGATAGTGCGGCCAAGTTTGCGTGAGTGTTCCACCATGATGGCAGACTTGCCAACGCCAGACTTGCCAACGATACCTACGCTGTAGCCTTTGGTTGGGTCTTTCTCTTGAACAGTGATGGCACCGTTGAGAATTGTTTCGATGCCGTCATATGGTAATGGAATAAACTTTGCTGAATTATCAGCCATGATTTTTGTCCTCTCAATGTTTCGGTGAATACTGTCACGCTCGTCAGTGCAACTGATAGTTGCAGACATTGAACTTCTCCCTAACGGCCTTTACGGCTCTATCTCCAAGACTGTAGATCGCCAGTCCCCACTCTATTCGAGTGACGGCCTTTGACCCCAATAAGCGCGTACCGCATTGATTGGAGATTGGGAGGTACTCAGCTGGACTGAGGTAGGTTAACTTGGATACTGGTATACCCAACGGGTTTGAAACCGTGGCTGTCTCCGGTGCATCTTACGAATGCCGTTGGAGGCCAGAAGGAGGAAATCTTTCATGCAGAATTGCATGGGCGGCAAGGCTGTCTTGCTCTCCCCTTATCGGCTGTCGGACGGTACCACTCCACTTGCGAGTATTAAGGCCTCAGTCCTGAGCCGCGCTGAGTTTTTATCCCGTGGCCCCCAGCGAGGGCTGTGGCGGCCTCGTCTTGGCCGCAAGAGATATATGGTCACATCTAGGTGTGTGTGTCAACACACGTTATCCCATCTACTAACATAAACGTTTGATAGTGGAGTTTTATTGAAACTATTTTTAAGACGGTGGAGGATGGGGTTTTGTTCCCGATTGAAACTGAGGTTAAAACAGAGGTTAAATTACCTGATATATCCTGTTCTCTGACAAAAGAACAAAAGGTGGACAAATCGCGGAAGGCACCTCAGATGACCTAACCCACCTTAGACCACTAAAGGCCACCAGTGGGGCTTAAAACGCCGTACAGAGCATGTTCTAAAACGGCCCCGAAAACGGTCTTAAATTGACACGCCCGCAGTACTCAGAGTAGGTATGGTGGTGAGGGCTGCTATCTATCAAGTGATGACACGCCCGATTTAAAGCGACTTAAAGGAGCGAGACATATGGCGGATCTAATAATGATAGATGGAGGCAAAGATAAGGGGAAGGATAAGGCAAGGATACTGACGCCCAAGCAAGAGGCATTTCTGCGTGCCATGATAGAGAGTGATGACATTACATTGAGTGATGCCTATCGGTCAGCCTATCGGACAAAGGACATGTCCTCAGCAACGATACATTCAAGAGCCTACGAGGTATTCCATCAAGGGGCCAACGGTGAGATCGCGGCTAGGTATCAGGCGGCAATGGCCAAGAAAAGAGATCACGCACTGCACCTCAGGGATAGACGGTTAGACTATATCCTTGAGGGCCTCCAAAGGGAGGCGGAAGGGGAAGGTGCGGACACCAATGCGAGTAGCAGGGTGCGAGCCTTGGAACTGCTGGGCAAGGTTAGCTTAGGGGAGGGGGAGGGTAGCGTTTTTGAAGACCGGATAGCTCATGCCGATCAACGTAGCAGTGATGACCTGCGCGTCGAGCTTGAACAAAGGCTCCGAAGGTTGCTGGGGGGCAGTCCTGACCAAGTCGGATAGCAGGGCATGGTGACCATT